CCAGTTCTGAAGCGAGCTTCAAGTATTCTTTGCCACAAAGTTCTAGCTGGGATTGAATCTCTGACATCTCCGTCATGAGGGTCTCGTAATTGCCATTCTGTTCCATTTTCTACCGCCTCCATAAATTCGTCGGTTATGTTTACAGCGTTGAACAGGTTGAAACATTTTCTGTTCGTATCGCCTGTAGGTACTTTAAAGTTAATGAACTCGATAATGTCCGGATGGGACACGTCGAGGTAAGCGGCGTATGATCCCTTGCGGGTACGCCCCTGCTTCCATGCGGTCATACCTGAGTCGACAACCTTCATAAAGGGAATGGGTCCGGGGGCCTTGTCACTTATACCGCGTACATCAGACCAGTGACCACCGACTCCACCTCCTTTGACAGATAGCCAAGCAGTTTCAGAGTTGTGAGAAATAAGGGAATCCAGATTATCACCAACATAAGTGAGAAAACAAGATATGGGTAAACCTTTGACTGGTTCGCCGTCTCTGGGTGCGTTAGATAAAACTGGAGAAGCAAACATAAACCAACGGTTGCTAGCATAGTCATAGATACGTTGAGCCAGAGCATCATCACCTCCACTGTATGCCAACGCGGCACGGGCAAAAGATTCTTGCGGACTGGATTCGTCCGGCAACATGTAGTAATCCGTTAACAACTTCAGAGCTTGAGCCGAGAAGTTCTCATCCCGTGAGTAGTCGATAGCAATTTTGTTGCAGTACATCGCTTCCATATTATTGCAGTTCCTTTATTAGTCTCTCCACATACCACTTGCACTTACTCGCGTTAATTGCAGGGGTATCTTTTTTGTGCAACCGCAATAAATATTTTATCGCTGTGCAACGTAAATGTCCAGTAAACTCTTCATCTGAGCAAAAAGCTCGCATCACTTCGATGGCTTCGAGCGTGTCTGTCTTGTAGTGTTCGGGGTTGACAGGGTCACTCATTGTAAGCCCCCAAAGTTTGCCTTGATGACGTTACCTTCCATTCCTCTAATTCGTTTCCTGTGCTCTTCCTTCAACTCTTCTTCTGGGACGACTTCACCCAACGCCTCCAGCGTAACCCTTTCCAGTCCCATTTCATATACGTCGTCGAAGTGTTCGTGTACTGCACCCAAGAGCCCTTGAAGAATGACATAAGTTGGGTCCACAAAATTGCCATCTTCATTCTCGCCTCTAAACTCTTTAGTTGCATACGCACGGATAGCAAAGCCATCCTCGTCCTCATCCTCATCCTCTATGGGCTCCAGCACAATGTAGTAACGATCTTTGAGCATTCCCGCCTGCTCGAGGGCCATCAGCTTTTCTTCGTCTAGTGTTAAGTCAGTCATTTTTTTTCTCCTCCAACCATTCGGCCGGTATCATACTATCTGCCCACAGAATCCCGTGCTTGTCACACCATGTTCCGTAAGTTGTTTTACTCGAGCGGTTAAGCTTGTTGGATGCTCGCAGAAAAAGCATACGGATGTCAAGAAAAGGATTGTCTCTAATTACAAGCAACATTTTCTGACGGTCTGCTGGCGAGAAAAATCCTTTCGCTTCGATATAAATGTCAGACTGCGGTAAGTAAAAATCTGGGGTGTACGTCTTGGGCTTCGGGTAGTAAATAAACTTATGCTTCTCGTACTCGTACTTGACACCACGCTCCGCTAAATTTTTTGCGACTCGCAACTCGTAGTCTGAGCGAAAGCTGTGTCTCTTAGGTCTCATAGATCGATAAGTCCCTGTATTGATTGAGAAATTCTTTCCTGTAATTTAGGAGTTGTACTCCCGATTTGCAGGAGTGCGTGGGTGTACTCGTCACCGGGGAACACCACGACTCGTCCTTGCCGTATTGTGTTAGCGATACGTATCAACTCATCCGTAGCGTTTTTACCGTCCCGCTCCCATGTTTCGTACCCTAAAGGTTGACCAAAGTGTTGCCACATAGTCAACGGCAGGCAACGGTCAAAGTTACGGGCCCACCTCACCCACGGGTCACCGCCCCGTTTGTCAGCGGCTTCGATGTAAACCGCGTAGGCTCCCTCATTCAGGTAGAGAAGCTGACGGTCCACTTTCTTCGTCATCAGAAGGGGCATCTTTTACCTCCAGTTTACGTAGTGTCGCCAGTCCTTCTGCCTTAACGCCAAGACCGTACTCTCCGCACTCGAGTTGAGAGAACACACGCCCACGTTTGTACAGCGTAGTTTCGTGTTGATATATCGTGTTATGTAACACATCCTCCATCAAAGGACGGAGCTGGTCAATGACCATTTCGTTGTGCTTACCCACATCCATCTTGATTTTCTCACGTAACTTTATGATGCGGCCCTGTAACTCCACAATTTTTTTCAGTTCCTGCGGCTTCATAATTCCTTTACCTTCAGTGTGTGATACCAAACGAGAGGCTGGATGCGAGCTCGAGATGTCACCTTACCGTGTTGAACTGCCTTAGGCCAACAGTGTTGACGGTAACCACAGAACGTACACTGCTTGTTAAGCAACTTATTTCCTGTGTAGATTTTTTCACCTTGCACCGTGTAGCACTCATCTTCGGGCTCCATCGGAGGTTTCTTAAACTTGAAGTTAGACATGAGTGCTTCAACTACACCGTGTGCCTTTGTCAAGCATTCCTCACGATCTTCTGCTTGATCTGTTGGAGCCTTCACAAACTCGATCTCACCAGAGGATTTGTCTACAACAATCCACCCACCAAAATCCAAGCCCTTAGACTCTGCATACAGATGTCCTTGCATGACATACCCGAAAGGATCATCGTCCTTGATGTTATCGTATCCCTTTCCAAATTTTTGTTTGAACGAGTACGGGCTTGCGGACTTGACGTCCCACACCTTTGCTCCTTCAACTTCATCCTCCATGACTAAGTCAAGTGTACCCTGTACACTCTCATCTCCTATGGATAGTTCGCACTTACCTTGTGCTTCCACAATCTTTATTCCAGCACCTTTGAGCACTGCCATCACGGCACACTCTACGAGGTCACCTATAAGAAACCGTAAGATTGCGTTGTACTCCATCTCCTCTTTAATGCCATCCCGTCCACATATTTGTTGACAGAGAGGACGGCCGAGACCACTCATGCGTATACGCCACTTTGGGTCGCGGTTAAACTGCTTTTCAAGTGCCTCGCGGCAGTCCCTTGCAAACTCCTCAAGAACAGAAGGGGAAAGCGATGCTTCCCCCCTCACGGCTTGCTGTAAGAAGTTCTTAACTCGAGCCTCTGCTAGCATATCAATTGAAGTCCGCCGCTAGATCAACTTCCTCTTCACTAGCCTTGTTCTTCAACGCCTCCTTGTGTTGCTCCAAGATACGATGGTTCGACGCGGCAACAGTCTGTACAAACGTCCCTGTCAACTCGAAGTCCTCCTCTGCCATTTTGACAGTCTTAACTGGAGTAAACACAGGAGTGAAGTACGTTACACTGCCCATCTTGTGACGCTTCGTAGTGAGCTCAAAGATCTGCTCACTCATCAGCGTACCCTTCGGTAGCTTGTCAATCGCATCCTTTGCAGGACGGAAGCCAGAACGCTTGAAGTAAGCAACGACAGGAAGATTCTCAATCTTCACATCACGGCCGTCCCCAGTCTTACCATTCATGGTGATCGTTGCATAGAACACCTGATTACAGGTCGCTAATTTTGAAGCGAGAGTCTTAGGATGGTCGTCCCCTAGCTCCTGCTCTTCACTCTTACTGATACGGCCACACTTGTTGCCCCCCGCAGTGTCAGGGAACTGGTGCTCGAGCTTAGGCTCTTGTGTCGAACGACACGCAAACTTATTCTCGTCAGCGTCATACACAGACCATTCGTAGGTACGCATCATCGGACGGAATGTTACGCTCTCTGCGAAAACAAACTCACCATCATGATACACCTTCCATGTACCTTTCTTGAGGGTATTGCCCTCGTCATCGTCAGTATCGTAGTTGATATTGAGACGGCTCAAGCCAGTCTTTGGCTTTTCCTCAGTTTCCCCTTGACCAATCAAAGCCATCAATGCTTCACGGTCGCCCGACTTTACAACATCCATGATGTTATCTGTGTTCTCTAAAACGCTCAGTTCGCCCATTTCGTACGCTCCTTAATTTGCGTAAACAACTTGAGTGTCCAACCAGTTGGACCCCATTTTACACTCAACACTGATCGGCATGTCGTAATTTATGCCGTATCTTCGTTGACACTCTTCAGGTAAAGACATCATTGCATCTACCACAAGAGTAATACAAGTATCCTCCTCTCCGGGGAATACGTCAAGTACTATACTGTCATGTACCGTGTTACATATGACACTTTTTAATTTCTTAGATTTCATAGACTTATGCAACTTTACTAAAGCTATTGGTAAGAGATCGCCTGTCGCAAAGCCTTGCACTGGATAGTTACAGATGGCTGTCCTGTTAGTTGCAGTGCCCCACTCTGTCCATGTCGTGCCGGGGAATGCGTACTGTCTACCCGACGGCAAAGTAATAAAACCTTTCTCCACCGCATCCTTCTGTAGTTTATCGTGCCAAGCTGTTACGCCAGCATACTTCTCTTTAAAAGTCCGGTAGTATCGCTGTTGGTCAGTAGTACCTGTGGTACCCCCGTAAAGAGGTTTAAAGGTGTGTGCCTTAGCATCTTGGCGGGAACACCCAATAATCTCAGCAGTAACTGTGTGTACATCAGTCTTGTTCTCCACATCGTGGTACGCCTGTGGGTCGTTGGCTAAGTATCCTGCGACTCGGAACTCAAGCTGTCCGTAATCAGCTTCTAGGATTTGCCCTCCCTCAAAACGAGAGACCATTGCCCGTCTAATAGCAAACGTAGACCCTCGCGGCATATTTTGGAAGTTGGGGTTACGAGAACTAAGTCGTCCTGTAGCTGTGACACATTGCATGAAATCGGGATGGACGATGTCGTTT